CTTAGAACCACCCCGTCGCAAGATCTTATGGATGCGCTTGGGTAATAGCATACTATAGATCTTATCCAGGAACTTGAACTGTGGCTTCAATATATGCATATCAAAGCGACTCTGGTCATCCTCCAAAATGATGAGTTCGTCGTCTGCATCTAGCATTGCAGTTATGCCCTCAATGCAGCGTGAATACGCTGCACCAATCTGCCTGGCATTCATCCCACACGTATAGATGATTTGCCGTTCCTCCAGGATGTCCTCTGCCGAATAAGTTTGAGGCAACACCGCAGAACGAAACCGCTTCGCCAATTTCCTGAGAAATGGCCCCGTGAACGCTGACATCCACGTCGGGCAGCCCTGTATCATGCGCGGGTCCTTAAACACCATACGCCATAGACACTTAACTGCCTTCTCGCTCTTTATAAACGCATTAGCACAAGTTTGAGTGCCACTACGCTCTTTATAAGCGACCCACAACTCCCTGCGCCTCCCAGGGGGGAAGGTCATCACCCACTTAGCAAAATCCATAGGGTGCATGACCTTCCTCATCCTGCCGATCTGTCTACAGAAGCTCTTAGTCACATGCTTCCAAAGATCAGCCACATGAGCCTCCATAGCGTGGGAAGGCAACTCTTTACCCACGCGCCCATTTAAAGAAATGATTTCATTGTGTACGCAACTACGGAAAATTACAACTGGATGTCCAGCTACTTGCACTGCAGCACGTGCAGCAAATTTAGGTTTGCAACTATACTCGCGAGATTCTTGTGTAATTTCAAAATTCTCCTGTAGTTTTGGAACCTTCATGGGCACCAACTCCAAACAAACATCGCAAATAACACTGGGGTGTCCAGGGGAATTATACTCCTTCCCGCTAAAAGCCCGCTTCTCGGGCGGAACAACAAAATTGTGTAAATAATGAAAAATGAGACCATAATGAAAACCTGAATAGAAAGTTAACAAACTCAACAAAATATGGACCACGGGGAGATAGAAGTACAAGTTGCGTTTAGTAGCCGCACACTCATACAACCCAAATAACCCCGCGGCCAATACAATTGACATAAACCAATTCAGACTAGAATAAAAGAAAGTAAAATTTAATACCAATGCGCTATTAAGCGCCATAAATAATAAAACGGCCAGAAATGCCTTAATACATTCCTCCATAGCCGGTACCGCAAGATCCAAAATCCACGGCCTCTTGCGCCAGAAACTATAAGCAGTGATGTTCTGGTAACTCTGGATGGGAGATCTCTCCTGCTCCAGAAGCCACTCCATTGTGGAGTCACTTTTCGGTTTTACCCAGGCAGTAAAGGCGACTGCAACGCAGTCAGCCACGCCTTGTTCCACCTTCGGTACGACCGTCGCCATATCTCGTAGGCGGACAGTCGTAGTGGCCCGAACCGCAACAGCACGTTCAACGGCCTCGAGATATACATCCATGGATGCCACGGCAACATCCGGGAAGAACTCTCGATGCGACTTCCAAATCGCCACAGTGTTCGCC